TATTACCATTTAGGAAGGACTAGCGAGAGTCCCTTGGATATTCCGGAAGACCTTGATTTGACTCCATTTTTTCAGGATACCAAGTTGAACATGGATCAACTGCGGGCCTACATCCACCTAAAAAAAGTTGAAAAAAGTTAAAAAAAACGCTTGACATTAGCCCCAACCTATGCGATAATTACCCTGTAATGTTGTTTTGAGATAGAGGATTAGGAGGTCATGAAAGATTTAGTTTACTACTTGAAGGTCGAAAATGAGATGCTCTACGAGTTAGTCTTCGAAAGTGAAGAGGCTGCAATAGAGTTCGCTGAAAAGAGTGCCTACAAGGATTACGAAGTTGTGGAGTGGGATTGTGCCTAGAGAGAAGAAAGAGTACTATATCGCATTGGTTAGTATCTCACCGTACTATGAGAAGATTCTGACTGATAAGAAATACACGTTCAGTGAGTTTGTTGACGTTGGTCGGGACTTATTGAAACAAGAAGAGTACGAAGGTTTTGATACCTTCAGAGTCTACCATAAGGATGAGTTACCGTAATGATTAGGATTGCATTGGGTTTTTTGATTACGTTGGGTGCGGTAGGTCGAGAGGACTTCTATTCTGAGTGTCTCATGGCCACAGACTGTGTGGCTGGTGACCCTCCCCATTTGGTCGTGACTGCACTGATTGCCCTGTTTGGATTGGGTCTCACGTTCTGGGGTGTCTGGGACAACCGTGACAAATTTGACGAAATGGCTGATATGGAGATGCCCCTACACCTACGAAAAGGTTATAAGAAAGGCGCCACTAAGAACAAAAAAATCTAAAAAAAAGTGAAAAAAAGTGTTGCCTTCCTCGCCCCATATGATATAATTACTACGTAAATTGATGAGAGGACTTGATTATGAATGATTTGATTGCAAAGTTTGAAGAACGTGGTTACAAGTTGATCGTTGACGCAGAGCGTCCGGTTGCTAGGTGCGAACGTCCTGCCCCCCGTGCTCGTCTTGGTTACAAGATTGAGTTCAACTACCGCTTCGCTAACGAGGCACGAAGGATCCAGTACTGTGAGGAGTTCCTCGCTAACCTTGACCTTGCTGCTGCCTACAAGGAAGAACGCAAGGCGAAACGTGCCGCTGAACGGAAAGATGCGGTTGCCAATGTCAAAGAGGGTGACCTCTATGTCGCTAGTTGGGGTTATGAACAGACTAACGTTGATGCCTATCAGGTAGTTGCGAAGAAGGGTGCTACTGTTACTCTGCGAGAGATTGCGCTTTTCACTGTCGAAGGTAGTGAAGGTTTCATGAGTGACCGTGTTGTCCCCGTCAAGGATCGATTCATCGGTGGTGAGTTCAAGAAGCGAGTCACTGGTAAGTACATCAATGTTGATGACGTTCGTATGGCTTGTCCTGCGGAAGAAGGTAATGAGTTTTACAGAAGCTGGTACGCTTAAGGAGATATATTATGATGTTTGTTGCGAAACCCAAAGTGTCTAACATGTTTGACGCAAAAGAATTTGACAATGTGCTCGATGCGGTTAACTACCTCAACGAGTACAACGAACTCGGTAAGGAGTTCGCTGGTGATGACGGTAACTATGCCTCTAAGTTGAAGGCAGAGGATTGGGAGATGATCGGTAAGTTGATCGCTCCCAAGGGAATCTACTTCCGTGATAACAAGGTGATGGGGAGGGTAGCGGCGTGAACGGTTTTCGAAAGTTGCAAGAACGTTTAACTGAGGAGGGCTGGTTCGTTGGTTGGAACCTGCCCTGTTGTCAAAGTTGTGCTTGGGGCGATGTTCCGTTTGAGTTCGAAGACGGAACCGAAGTAGACGTAAACAAAGTTCTCTTCAACCATTCTCAGGATTGTGAAGTCTATTTTGATGGCGAAGAATGTCCTGAGTGCGGCTCCGATAGGCGTGATGAAGAAGGTGAAGACTGTCTGACGTGTTATGGTAAAGGTGTAATCGCAGAAGGATTCGATCCGTCAGAGTACGACACTTCAGTGGGCGGTTTCATCTGTATGTCACCCGAACAACAAACTACATCGACGTTCTGCTTTGCAGGTGATAAAGAAGGTGTTAAGAATCTAAAAGCCATCCTGCCTATCATCGAGGAGTGTGGTTGTAAAATACACTGGAACGGCAAAGGCGATACTCGCCCTGAGATTAGTTGGGAGTTGTAGTGATGTGGATTCTTATTTTGTACTTGGGATTTTCTTTCGGGTCAGTTGAGTTTAACACTGCGCTTGACTGTGAGACTGCACTAGATCAAGCCACCTCAGTGTTTGAAGATTCAGTTGGTCTTTGTGTCTATAAAGGAGAAGAGTAATGTTAGTTTATTGTGATTTGATTGCGTTTTCAATTTCGAATCTTCTGCCTGAAATCAAACTAAATGATGATTTTCTGCTTGACAAAGCGACAGCACCTAAGTTACACTTAGATAAAGATGGTGTCTTCGTGAGTACCAAGAAAGAAATCTTTGCACGTGACATCAATGGTATGAAGTATAAAATTACAGTTGAGGAGATTGGCGATGAGTAGGATGGGTGCATTTATTTTGGATGTTCAGACTGCGGTCTGTGACAACTTTAATCAACCCCTAGATAAGTGCAAGGAAGCTGTCTATGAACAGTTTATTGCAATGGGTGAACCTGAGTGGAAAGCGAATTACGCTCGTGAAACCGCTGAGGATTATTATAACGAGATCGTTCATGATGTGGACGAATTTTCATATTTGGTTGCGTCTGAGAGACGTAGTAAGCATATATAGTAATATGAGGTGAAAAATGGCAATCACACCACCCCGAAAACAGGTGTATGAGATTTTCTTAGAATTAGAACAGGCAACCAATAAGGCGAAACGTCTTGAAGTGTTTGAAAAGTATTCCGATGTTCCTGCTTTTAAGGACATCCTACGAGGTCTTTTCGATGATTCCTTGGAGTTCCTACTCCCCAAAGGCAAGCCGCCTTACACCCCAAACAGACCAGAGTCTACCCCGTCTTCCTTGCTGCGGGAACACCGCCAATTCGGTTACTTCGTAAATGGCGGGCCAGGCACTCAAATGCAATCGTATAAACGTGAACAGAAATTCATCAACTTGTTGGAAGGTATCCATCCAGATGATGCTCTGTTGGTTTTGGCGATGGTGGACAAAAAGTCCCCCATTAAAGGTCTAACTAAGAAACTGGTACAGGAGGCATACCCTAACTTAATCTCAAAATAACTAAACCAATCCAAAGGAGATTTAATGACAGCAGCCCAAATAGAACGGTTAAGAAAAGATTCCCGTGATCTAGATCACTACATTGCGAGTCTTAAGAAAAAAGGTAAGGAACAGAAGGCACATAAATTGATAGCCAAACGTGCTTTCCTCGACCAGACTATTCATGAAACATATGCAAACCAATCTCTAAGGGGGTGATCCTATCTCTTCACCGAAGGGTGTCGTAGTGGATTTTGATATCGAGTGTGAAGTAAATTATGCCAATCTATAATTTCAGAAGTAAGGAGACCGGAGAGATCACGGAAGTGACTCTCCGGATTTCCCAATTAGATCAGTATAAAACTGATAATCCGCAACTGGAGCAAGTTCATCTGTCCGCTCCAGGCCTTACAAGTGGTCACAAGTCTTCACGTCAACTAGCCGGTAGCGACTGGAACGACCTCTTGAAGGGTATCAAAAAGAATTCCGGTAAAGGGAACACAATCAAAACATGAGGAAAGAACGCACCCAACCTCAGAAGTTGCGTATCGATGACCTTTTGACTTACGAACCCATCACAGGTTTGCAAGAGGTTGTCTATAAGGCATGGGATGAGGGCAATCATATTGTCATGTCGGGTACTGCAGGAACGGGTAAGACTTTCACTGCATTGTACCTTGGACTAGAACAAGTCCTTGATAAGGGCAACACCTTTGAGAAGGTTGTTGTTGTCAGATCAATAGTTCCCACTCGGGAGATTGGATTCTTGCCGGGCTCACTAGAGGAGAAGATGGATGCGTACACTGGCCCGTATCGGGCGATTTGTACTGAACTATTTAAAGATGGTGGAGCATACGATAAACTCACCAGTGCGGGAGTTGTCGAGTTCATGTCCACATCTTTCATTCGTGGTGCCACAATCAATGATGCGATTGTAATCATCGACGAAATGCAAAACCTATCGTTTCACGAGTTAGACTCAGTAATCACACGAATAGGTAGAAACTGTCGGATCATATTCTGCGGTGATTATCACCAGACAGATTTTACGAAAGAATCCGACAAAAGGGGTCTACTAAAGTTCCTAGATATTATTGAACATATGACTAGGTTCACGGTAGTAGAATTTAGTTGGGCAGATATAGTTCGTTCGGACTTCGTGCGAGACTATATAATGACAAAGGAAATGTTAGGATACACAAAAAATGAATAAAGAATCAGTTTACGAACAATTAAAAATCGACGAAGGAGTCAAGTATGAAATCTACAATGACCACCTCGGCTATCCGACCTTCGGAGTCGGTCACCTTATCGTCGAAAGTGATCCGGAATTCGGAAGGGAAGTTGGAGCTCCAATTGATGAAGAAAGAGTGCGGGAAGTATTTGATAGAGACCTTGAAACTTCCATCGGAGAGTGTCACGCTCTATACGGAGAAGGGTGTTTTGGAGACTTCCCTGATGAAGTCCAGCAAATCTTGGTTAACATGATGTTCAATATGGGACGTACACGTCTCAGTAAGTTCAAGAAGTTTAACGCTGCACTAGAAGCATGTGATTGGAAGACCGCTGCCGTAGAAGGGAGAGATTCACTGTGGTACAGGCAAGTGACAAATCGGGCCGAAAGACTCATGTCCCGAATGGAAGCAGTGTAAAATATCCGTATCGGTTCTGGGACTCTGAGAAGAGAACCTTTGTCGATTGGAACACTTTGATTGGCAACAAGGAGACTCGTGAGAGTTGAAATAATGGCAAAGTACACTCGCCATGACGACCGCAATAAAAAGCGGAATAAGCACAAACAGTACTCTAAAGAAGGGTACACTAGGAAAATACATAATGTCGAAAGTAAAAGGAGATACTCGGAAAAACTTAATTTTCCAGTATATGATACTGAATGATGATCTAGATGAGAAGAGAGGGCCTATCCTTGGTAGGTCACGATCCGAACTCTACGCAGAAGTCGCAGACGTATCCCGTAGGTCTTTCGAAATCTATGCCGAGAAACTCGGTGCAGATTACTTATATTCAGACGAAGCGGTATACACTAAAGACGAATGGGAAAGGGATACTACGGTTTGCCTTTTCGAATGTCTGAGAGTAGTATACGATGAGTCTTTTGATGAGTATGAGAACTTGCTGTTCGTCGATACCGATATTGTTGCCAACACTGAAGAGAACATCTTTGACCTCATGGAAGGTGATGTCATGGGTGTTCTTGAGAGTGATATCAGAACATTCAACGGTGGTGGATACAACGCATGGGACAGGAAGCCTGATGTCTACAGAGATCAGGTAACCAAGTATGAGTACCACGGTGTTCCCATCGTTCCCGCCATGCCACCCAACCACCCATCAAAACTAACCATCATGAACACAGGTGTTGTCTGTTGGTCACGAGACGCTCGTCTGTATGCACGAGAACACTTCGACGATTGGAAGGAGTGGTTCTTCGAAGGCCCTCAGTTACACATGTCTCTCATGAACGATCAACCCTACCTGTCTGGTCAGTTCCAGAAGTGGAATATGGACGTTCAGACCATAGACCAGACTTGGAATGACTCCCCCCATTATGAGACTGAAGAGTTGTTCTTTGAGAAGGCGAAGATGTGTCACTACACTGGTGGGGACTGGAAAGTCCTCATGATGGAACACTACCGAGACAAAAAATTTAAGATTTTTTCATAAAAACGCTTGACAAACGTCTCGGTATGGTGTACTATTATACTATATTGAGAAGGAGTAGTTATGCGAGATTATGAGAAAGTGATTCTGACTGACGTGGATGGCGTCCTCTTGAATTGGGGATATGCGTTTCACGTCTGGATGGAAGAACATGGACACAAGAAAGTCAAGGACGTTTACGATATAAGTGAGACTTACGGAATCGATTATGTAACTGGTAAGAGACTGGTTCGACAGTTCAACGAGAGTGCTGCGATTGGATTCCTCCCCCCTCTACGAGACGCAATCCACTACGTGCGAAAGTTGCACGAAGAACATGGATACGTCTTCCATGCGATTACTAGTTTGAGTCTTGACCAACACGCAGGTGAGTTACGAACTCAGAACCTCAAGAAGTTGTTCGGTGAGACTGCATTTCAGAAGTTTGTCTACCTCGACACTGGTGCTGACAAGGACGAAGCCCTTGCAGAGTATGCCGGTAAGCCCTTCATTTGGGTTGAAGACAAAGTTGAGAACGCCCTCGTGGGAGATAAGTTAGGACTAGATAGTGTTGTAATGGAACATGGTTACAACATGGAAGATTGTCCGCTCCCTCTAATGAAAAATTGGGAGGACATTTACAACTACCTAGAGGGTTAAATGACAAGATATATTGGTTTCAGTGAGTTCTATCACGATGCTGGTATTGCAGTAATCGAACAAGATGGAACGGTGTCCTATGCGACACATGCAGAACGTTGGTCTAAGAACAAGAATGATGCCCACATCCCCGAAGCTTTGTGGGATCACATTGGTTATCAGGACGACGAAGTAGTTACCTTCTATGAAGATCATAATATCAAATATGGTCTTCGTGGAGGTATTGCTGTACAAGGCGACAAAGCGAAAGTCTACCCTAGACATGGGCACAATAAAAGACTCTGGGAAAAGGTTCCTGCCCACGAGATGTTGCACTATGATAAGTTGCACGAACATCACGTGTCTCATTGTGCAGGCGCTTACTATACCCGTCCGTGGGAATCTAAAGAAGATACTGTCATGGTGTCTATCGACGGTGCAGGGGAAGTCCAATGTTCCGTTATCTATGATCACAACTTCAATCTAATCAAAGAGTGGCACTATCCTAAGTCAATCGGACTGATCTACAGTACGGTTACCTATGCCTTGGGTCTCAGACCCCTTGAGGATGAATATGTGGTCATGGGTCTTTCGTCCTATGGTCAGGACGTATTCTCAGACTGGATTTGGGAACAGTACCATTCCTTCGAAGACCTCGCAACCTATGAACTTGAGAATGACCTGAAACTTGGTGTGGACTCACCTAGAGAGGAACAGAGACTTAAGTTCCGTGATGAGTTGATGGAGAAGGTTAAGTCAGTCACCCCCGAAGAAGCAGCCGCATCCGTACAGGAATTTGCAAGACGTGCGATTCTAGAGATCATGACAGAGGCACGTAAGTATGGTTCCAAGTTGGTCTACTCTGGTGGTTGTGCACAGAATGTGGTGGTCAACTCTCTGATTCATGAGATGTTCGATGAGGTACATATTGCAATTGCACCAGCGGACTCTGGTAGTGCATTAGGGTGTGCCGCACGTACATGGGCGCAGGAGACAGGCGGAGACCGTCTTATCTGGACTCCCTACATGGGTACGAATATCGACCGTGAGATCAACCCCTCTGACGTTGTAGACCACCTTCTGAAACATCAATACTGTGGTGTCGCAAATGGACGTGCAGAGTATGGGCC